AATATAAAACCCATGGCAATTTACTATGTTTACATGCTTCAATATCATGAGCACTAAAATTATTTAATTGATTTGGATGAGAATGAAATACTGCTTGAATATCTCCTTTAGTTGATGCTTTTGCATAGTCCTTTGCATCAATGGCAAAATATTCCAATGGCAAAGAATGCATATTATCACAAGGTAAATATTCATTATTCACGATTAAACCACATGCTTCTTGAGGAAAACACTGCATAGCATGAATTTTCATGGTGGCATACAATGCTGAGAATTGCTGGATCATCGGACGAGGTTGGCGCCAGGGAATGCACCAAATGGCAGGGAATCATGCGGAAATCTTATTTGGCAGCTTCTTAAGCGTTTACCACATACATCCAAATTAAAGGCGGGATCGCCCGCTGGTAATGCAGCAATAGCATTATTTAATGAAATTATAGATGCATTATAAGTGGCGAGGGCAGTTGCTAGATCAGCATCAGCACTTGCTAAATTAGTAGTGGCCGTAGAACATGCCGCTGCATTCAACCCCCATTCTTCAATTTCATAATATACAGTATTGCTACCATCATCAAAATCTCGTTGAACGCCTTGTCTATATACAAGCCCTAATGTAACAGCACTGCCTGCCCATATAGCTGTAAGTACACCATCATTGCCATTGCTGCTCACATAGTAATCAGAGAAACCACTTCTGTCGTATTGGCTATCCAACAATGAATATGGAGCGCAAGCAATTACTTCTGCTTCTTTAGCCTTATTTCTGACGGCAGACGCACTTAAGTATTCTCTATATCGTTGTTCTTTCACTGTATAAGCATTGAGTACAGCCACGGCTTCTGCACTGCTCCCTACTAAACTTATCATTTCATCGTCTTTCGTAAATATTGGTGGACCAGTGTAGCTACATTCGCTACTGCGATATTTCCATAAGCAATGATTCTGCGTAATAACACGACGGGGCAATTGCAACCCCTCCAAATCCATCACACTATTTAATTGCCAAGAAATTACTAATGCAGACTCTTCAACTTTACGTTCAATGTAAAAAATATCAACGGGGAATTCTTGTGTTGTATCAGCTAAAGGTTCACCATCTAAATATTTAGCAAATGTTCGTCGCCTTGTAATTTTAGCACCTACTAAATCATCATAATCAGCAATTGCCGTGCTAAATGTTCCTAAGATATTAGCAACAGTTAAAGATGGTTGTGCAATTTGCCCAGTGGTATTACGTTCGTATCCTGTTGATATAATTGGCAATGCATCATAAGTGTTGCCTTTCCATTCAATAGCAGAAGAGTCAGGCTTTAATTGATTAGTGAAATAATAAATATCATTGGCATCTCCCGTAATGGGAGACAAGTCAATATCATACATTTCAACAATGGCATCATGCCATCCTTTTTGAATATCAGCTTCTAGCATCGTAAATCCTTTCTACAGAAAAAGAAAATTTGTTGCTATTTGGCCCCATACTAACCCATTGCCATTGGTTTGGTATAAGTCTGTATTTATATAAGCGATCATCCATAAAAAATTGCGAATAAAAGAAATCACCTTGTAGTGCTGCTAATTGAGCATCTAATGCCATGGCAATTGAATCAGCAATTGGCACTGTATCAATTTGATACTTTCTGATTTCATTGTTGACACCATCAGGAGCTATTTGCATATAGCCATCACCAAATTTTGTTTCTTTAGTGCGAGTGCCTCTTACGACTGTAAGGCCATATTCGCAAGGTAAAGCTAATGTTGGTTGAGTCATGATTAACGCCTCCCCGCTAGAACACCGCCTGGTCTTAATTCAGCCACAATCACTTGTTTTACAGCTCCTTCAATTTTACGTCCTAAGTCTACAGAATTAGAACCGTTTGCATTGCTTGAACTTTGACCATCGGAATTTACATTGACCACAATATTGCTAGTGATATTGCTAGCTAAGCCGTCAGACACGCCTCCGAGGTCAACAGGAACGCTTTTGCCGTCAGGCAATGGAATGATGGCTTCGTTGTATTTACCTTCGCCTACGAGCCCCAACGTTGGCCCTTGCACGATGCCACCAGCGGCAAAAGGTTGTATGCCAAAAGCGCCCATGCTAACGGGCTGAAAACCCGCCCCCCCTGTAAATGAAGGCAAGGAAGATGTGGGGCTCATGGCGCTACCGTAACTACCAGCAGCCCCTTGCCCGCCAGGGCCGCCTAAAGCGAAGCCTCCACCAGCAGCAGCACCAGGGGCAAACATGCTAAATATGCTCATAAGCCCTTGTATTGCTTGCATTTCAATCCATTTTGAAATTATCCTGCTGCCCATGTCCAAGAAATAATCCCCAACACTTTGGAATAAAGAAGCGAAAGATTCTTTGACAGTTTTGCTGCCGGTAATCATATCTTTAAACGAACTACCAAATGCTTCTCCAATAGATTTAGCGCCACCAATTGCCATTGAAGATGCACTACTTGTCTCCAATAATTCTTTTTTGGTTTCATTTAATTGTTTTGCTAATTTAACCATTGGTGATTCAACAGCTAGCGCAGCGGTTCTTTCTAGCTGTTCATTAAATAATCTTTGCTGCTCTGGAATGCCAGCAATAGCAAGTTTATATTCTGTGGTCAAATTTGTTAAAGATTTTATTTGCTCTTTTTCTTCTTCTGTCGTAATTTTTTTGCCTTTTAATTTTGTTAATTCCTCGTTGTTTTTAGCTATTTTTTCATTTAACATTTGCAAATTATATGCATTTTCTTTAACTGCTTTGTATTTTTGCACTTCCATGTCAATAATTTCCTTAGAGGCACCTTTTAGCTCAAGATTATTGCGCATTTCAAGTAAGTCGTTTTCTAATTTTTGCTCTTTTACGGGAAAAATAGAATCTATATTTTGTTTTACCAAAGTAATGGTTTGTTCAAGAGCAAGATTATTTGCTCTTCTAATTGTTTCTAGTTTTTCCAGGGCTTTATTTTGCGCCTCTTCTTGCTCTACTGCGAGCTGACCTTTAGCCTTGTCTTCACGACGCCCCATCGCAAAAGCGCCTGGCCTTGTGGCAGCGCTGATTGGTCGAGCGTTAATACCTTCGGACCCGCCATGCAAGAAAGAGAAAATTTCCCCAGTGGGTATTTTAAATTCTCTCTTTTCACCATGAGCAGTAGGAACTCCTCCCATCCACTCAGCGCCACCTTTCAATGTTGCAGCATGCCTTCCCGCCCCAAAAGCATAGTCCCATCCATGACTTCCTCGCGCCTGATGTGCTGCAAATGTACCGCCTGGCACTGTTGTGCCCGTTGAAAGTGGAGCACCGTTAACAGCGACGTATGGATCTAAGTAATTGCGAGGAAAAAATCCCCCGCCTTGTTTTTTGACATCAAAATGAGGCCCCGTACTGGTGGGACCAATATTTCCTTGTAAATAAGCACCTCCTGGGGTGCCTCCAGTTACGGCTGTTGCTTTTATGCTTGCTGTTCTTAAATCTTGAACAGCTTTAACTGCATCTAATTCTGCTTTTCTAATGCTATCAATACGACGATCTTCAATTGCTTTTAAATCTTGCTGGAATTTCTTTTGACGAGCTTCAATGGAATCAAGCCCTGACATTTCACGCTCAAAATAAGTATCTTGTAATGCTCTCTTATGATCATATTCAGCATCGCTCATTCTTAAGCGACTATCAAAACTAGTTTGATCAAGAGCAGCCCGACGATTTGCTGCATCTACTTCTAATTGATCCCGCCTGTTAGCAAGCTTATCTTGTGATTTTGCTAGTCTTTCTTCTTCTCTTTCCCTCTTTTTTCTATCCTCTTCTGTTTCTCCTTCGTTGGTTCCTGTGCCTAACGTAGGTTCATTTATTCCAAGCTGTTTCGCAAAACGCAATGCATCTTGTTGCTGTTGTTTTAAGATAATTGAAGACTTGCGCGTTTCGGCAGAAACTTGCCCAGCTTGATCCCGTGCTTTGGACAATTGTGGCCCCATAAACGCTTGAATCTCAAAACCTTTCCCATCTTTTGTTAATTGATTGCCAGAAATAATTCCAGCAATTTCATTGGAATACCTAGCAGCACTTTCTAATGATGCTATTTCACGAGCGGAAATTATTGGCCTACCTCCACCTTTCATCATTTCCTTATTCTTTGCGTATATCTTCTCAAGGGTTTTGAGTCCTTCCGACACGGCTCTATTTTTAGCCAATTCTTCATTCAATTTGCCTGTCACTGGGAGCACTTGGCCCATAGCAGCGGCATTTGCTCCTTCTTTTATCGCGTCCGCAGAAGCTTCTCCTGCTTCTTTAGCTCTATCTCTCATCGACGCAAAAGCGCCAACTATTAGCATAATACCGCCAACAACTGCTCCAATAACCGTGGCGGACACTAATGTTATCAATGCCGCTCTTAATCCAATTGTTTTAAGAGTTGCACCATTAACTGCAATACCCAAAAAGCCAAAAGCACCAGCCAGTGCTCGTGCTCCATTTGCCGCCGCGCCAAAACCAAGAAGCACAGAAAGATTTCTATATAACAACAATGCTCCCATTAAAGCCATGGCGGCTAATCTTGCAGTTTGAAATCCTACATAGAAGGAAGTAATCAAGCTGATAACAGTAGTTAAATTAGTTCCCAGTATGTTTAATATTGGCGATAGCATGTTGCCAATTGCTCCAGCCATATTCATTACAAAAGTACCAGCTTTGGCTAATTCAGTGGTAAATTTCTGTATATCATTTACTCTTTGAACCATTGCGGGATCTTGCAATGCTGTATTTAACTGTTCATAACGCATTTGCAGCGCCAATACATTTTGTTCTGCTGCTTTAATTTGTTCTGGTTTTGCACCGCCAACTTTTAAATCTACGACAATTTGCTTTGCGTCTTTTATTTGCGCTTGAACTCTCCCTACCTCTCCCATTGCAATTTGAGCTGCAATTCCAACATCTTTCAGCATCCTTGATAGTGGAGCCAATGTTGCTTGAGCCGCCGAATCAGCTAAAGGCGCAAAACTTTCCAACGTCCGAGTAAAATCACCGCCAACAGTATTAATTAAACCTTGTAATGATTTGCCAGCAACTTGAGCACCAGTACCAAATCTATTAATCAGTTCATCACTTACCTTGGCAAATACTTCTCTGAAACGATTGCCAGTAAATTCCCCGTCCTCCATTGCTTTGCCAAATTCCTTAACGGACATTCCAGTAGCTTTAGCAAAAATAGACAGAGCGCCAGGAAGAACGTCGCCTAATTGTCCTTTAAGTTCTTCGCTCATTATCTGGCCTTTACTTGCCATTTGCCCGAAGGCGTAAATAACACGTTCAGCTTTATCGGGTGTTAATTGCAACGCTGCAGTGGCCGCGCTGATGCCAGTAAAGAGTTTTTCAATGGACCCCGAATCAAAACCAGTGGGCGCCATTGAAGCATAAAGCTTAACAAAACCATTTCTAGTGGTCTCTAAATTAAGGCCAAATGCTCGCTGAACATTATCTATAAAAAGCATTTCTTTTGCAAATGTACCAGTTTCTTGTGTGGAAACTTTCAATGCATTTGTATATTGTTGTTGATTTTTTGCGGCATCTAAAATTTGACCGGGCAGACCAGCAACAAAAGCCAGCCCTTTGTATGCCGCTCCATATATCAACACTTGTTTAGCTGCTTGCCCAAATTCTGCAGCAGCATTTCTTAAGCCGCCTATTAATGGGATTTGACTTGCAGTAAAATTCCTAGAGAAATTTGTAGCTGTTTGTAAAGCTGCTTGGTACTTAAAAGCATTTTTATAATAGTCAAGGCTCAATGGTGTTGATTGGCCTTGAAGCCTTCCTCCGCCGCCAGAAGGAGGAATGGGGGGAGGTGGCGGGGGAGGCGGAGCTCCTCCCGCTGCGCTCTGCTGTAATTGAGTTGCGCTTTGAGAAAATCCCAAGAAACTACTAGGAGTCCTACTTGGAGCCTGACTAGGTGCTTGAGCATAGCCTCCTGCACCTCTTGAAAAACCAAGAAAACTATTTGGCGCAGCAGGATAAGCTCGCCCCGCTGGGCTAGAAACCATCCTTGGCTCATATCCTGAAGATCCAAATTGACCTCTATCTCCCCGCGCATATGGAGCTTCAGAACCTACAGGTAGCGGACCGATAGGAGAAGTATAGGCTCGTCGGCCAACAAGTTGTCTACGCAATGAGCCCATTGAAGGGCCACCAGCTCCACTAATATCCGAAACTTTTGCTAGTTCAAAACGCAATAATGCAACAATCTTTTTAACTTCAGCAACTGACTTGCTTTTGAAATCTTTTAAACCATTTAAAAAACCAATTTCAAGACCATCAACACTAAATTCACCAATTTGCTTAAATACTCTCGATGGAGATGCAATGCCAAGAGCATCTTTAATGCCACGTACTCCTTCTTCTCCTACTTTCGCGGCTATTGCTCCAATCTTAGATGAAGCATCTTTTAATCCAGCCGCAAAACCATTAATTGCTTCTTGTCCGCTATTAGTAAAACCTTGAACAATGGATTTCCTGTATTCCTCGCTTGTTGCTTTTGCAAGATTGCCCATTTGACCGACAGCCATTCCGGCTGTGACCATCATCTTGCGAGTGTTTTGTAATTGTTGCTTACTAAAACCTTCTATTGCCTGTGATCCTCTAACACCTCCCGAAACAGCACGTCCTATTTCTGCTGTTCCTCCTGCTGGAGGTTTCCCTACTTCTACATATTTAACTTTAATTTCAATGGGAGCAGCAGTAGCTTTCCTTAATGTTGCTAAACTTTTATTTAACGTGCCTATTCGTGTTCTTGCCGCTTGTACCTGACTATCTTTAATTGTTATAACAGGTTTAATTCTTTCTAATGCTTTTAGTTGTTGTTCAAAATCTTTTCTATCAACTTCTAGTTTAACAAAAAGCTTAGGACGAAATTCCCCTTGAGCTATAGCCGTAAGCTTTTGAAGCTGAGTCCTAAAAAAGGCTAGGTCCAGCGTTACATTAAGTCTTAACTCAGGAGCAGCCATATCCGACAATAAGCCTATTGTTAATAGTGTAGCTAATCACTGCCTTGTTCACGCGAAGAGGCGGTTTTTAATTCATTTGCCAA